TTTTCCAGTCTGTATTGATTGCTGCGCCCATCTAGCAGCATTAGATGTTTGACTCATGTTTCTTGCTATTTTATTAGCTTCTTTAAAATCTCCAAGTTTCATACCTGGATTTTCTTTAGATGCTACTTCTAACATTTCATCTACTGTATGATTAAATCTAGGTAAATTCTTTTCAAATCTTTCAAGTGAACCATTCTTTTTGTATGTCTCTCTAATTTTTTCATTAATATCTTGTCTAATTGCAGCAAGATCTCTAACTGATATCTGTCCGTTTTGTATCTTTGCTTCTATTGGTTGTATAACTTCTTTAAGAATTAAATCTTTAGATGAAGTTGGAATACCCTCTTCAATGGATTCTTTTAATAGACTATTAACGGCTTGCATCTTTTTAGCTGATGTTTTTGTTTCAGGAGAAAAAGAATCTCTAAAAGACTTATACAAATTAGACATTCTAGTTCTTAACTCTTTTGGCTTAGCTCCAAAGGTTTCAGATACCACGTCTTCTAAGGTTTTTAGATTTTCTACTTCTTCTGAACCAGCAAATAATTCTTTTCTGGCTTTATTGATATCTTCTTCTATTGCTTGTGGTAATGTTATTTGCTCGCCAGAATCTATTTTAGCCTTAAGCGCTTCGGCATCTTGTTTAGACATTAAAGCATCATTTTCTGCCTGATATTTATCAATTGCTTTCTTGGTCTGTTCTCTGCGTTTTAAAACTTCTGAATCTATTTTTGTTTCACTGGGGATGTTCTCTTCATTAAACTTGGTGCGCTGAGATTCTAATTCTTCTGCTTCTTTAAGTTTTGTTTTATAATTTGCAGCATCGCCCTTAGAAGCATAAGAATCTGCTTCTGCATTTAATTTTTCTATTTGATTTTGCAATTTAATTTGTTGTTTTTGTTGTTCTGTTAAAGCTTGAACACGATCTTTTTGTGCAACAACATCTTCTATAGTTTGTTCTTTTGCATTCTCTGCATTATAAGACTCTACTTCTGACATGAGGTCTTTATGTTCTTTAGCCTTAAGTTCCATTTCTTTTTGTTTAAAACGTTGTGTTTCTAATTCTTGTTGTCTTGTTGCTAGATTTTCTTCTCTGAAAACTTCTAGATTCTTTTGATGTTGTGCTTGTTCTTTTGCTGTAATTTTTGCATTTTGTGCTACTTTTTTTTCATGTTCTTTAATCTGCTTTAATGCTAACTTTTGTTCTTCTGTAAAAACCTTCCCAACTTCTTTGGCTAATGGGATTGTACCTTCTACTGCTTGTTTACCAAATTGGCTAGCTATTCCAGGTAATTTAGATGCAACCGCACCCAGACCTTTCCACATCCAAGGCAGTGCTGCCATAGTACCTAATTGGCCTACGGTTTGAGCAGTTGGCCCTAGGGGTTTTAACACATCACTTGCTAATAAGCCACCTCCTACTATGGGTGCATATTTAAGTAATTTTTTACCAGCCGAAGTCCATCCTCCAGGATTACCGCCCATAGCAAGCCATTCTAATCCTCCAGCAAGAGATTTATCTGCTAATTTTTCATAATATCCAGATCTATCTAGGCCTATGGATTTTTGTATGCTTTTTGCACTAGGATAAGATTCTTTAACGGCTTTAAATGCTTCTTGAGGAATTCTGGGTAATTCAGCACCAAGAGAATCAGGATCGTTATATAATGATTGTAATAAGTTATATCCACCCATTACTGCATTTACCGCATGTTTAGGTGCTTGAGTTAGTCTAGTAAGAGTACCGGGAATAGTTCCAACAACACTGTTGATTAATGGTTTATCACCTATAGGCAAATCAATTTCTCTAATCATGATTAATCCTTGAATTGAGCTTTGCCATTTATGATTTCAACCTTACGTGAATTTCCAGTATCCGGATCAATTGCCATTATATTTCCATTCTCTAAAACATAAGCCTTACCAGGTCTCATATCTTTTTTAGAGAATGTTTTAGTATCAAAAGTAGCAGTAGGTTGTTCAATTTTTCCACCAGCAGCACGAATTACTAATTCCTTGATAAAATTATTAGAATCTTTAGCAAGATTATCTATTTGATCTTGTACTTGTTTTCTAGCTTCTAACTCTAAATCAGGTGGATAAGGTTTTCCTAAAGTCTGATATGCCTTAGATAATTCTGATGTTTTATCTATTATTAAATTGTCCATCTTCTTTTCATTTATCTTAGTATGAGCAACACCTTCCATTGCTAATACTTTATTATTTAAATTGGCAAATGCTTTACCCATTTCAGTAAATATCTTTTCTGATGGACGACTGATAAGTCCTTTCATACCCTTAAATTCATTATTAAAGGCATCTTGAGTCATTTTCTCAACTAACTGTGTTTCATCGGTAGTTATAATATTTTCTAAACCAGCCTTTTTCAACATAGCATGTACTGGCCCTTGAATAACTTTTCCAGATTTAACTGTTTCAATTGAATTATTCAAAGATGATATAGAATTATCATTTGACTGTCTTCTTTGGGCCATTGCATTAAATTCAGGAGTCCATTTATCATAATTTTTCTGGGTTCTTGCTTCTACTTTTTGTAAATTAGCCTCTTCTTGCCTTTGATTTTGTGCCATAAATTGAGCTAATGCCATACCCTGCTGCAAAGGCATTCCTATTGGTGGCTTTTTCATTTGTTGTTGTGGTTGTCTTGGTTGTGGCGTGCGCATCTGCATTGGTTGTTGTTGAGGTGATTGTTGTTGAAGCATTTGATTCATCATTGGAAATGAACTTCCAGGTTGATTTAACATTTCCATTAAACCATTAGATTGTGTATTAGGTTGTTGATATGGCATTTCCTGTGGTTGTTCTTGTGGTGCTTCTTCTTGATTTGATTGTCTGCCAGACATTGCTTCTTGAGCGTCTTGCATAGCTTGTTGAGGTGTTTTACCATTAGCTATACCACCAATAAACATAGACATTAATTGTTCTTGTGGACGAAGCATTTCTCTATGCATACCTTCTTTTAATGCATAATCTGGTAATCCAGACATTAATTTAGCTTTTGGTTCTTCAATGCCTAAGGCTTGTAATCCTAGTTGAGTATCTGTTCTCTGCCTTCTTTGTTGTAACTGCCCACCTATACCAGCAGCTAATTTCTGCAAAGAATCATGCAGACTTTCACCAAGTTTTCCACGTTCTTCATAATTTTCGGGTCTGTACTGCATCTTTTCTCCTATAATAGTGGTAACAGATAAGGCAACATTGACATAAGACCTTCTAGTCCTTGTGCAAATCCACCCATTTTTGCAGGTTGTTTTTCATTCTCAAAACTAGGTGACATCAAAGTAGGCAACAAACTAGCCAATAGAGACTGCCTTTGTTGGCCAAATCCTTGTCTCATAGCGGCAAGTTGAGCATCTAGTCCTTGACCTGCGTTACTAACGGCACCAAATTGATTAGAACTAGCACGGTTATTACCCATATTAAATCTACCCATTAAAGACGGCATAGTTTGAGAAGAGAAGTTCTGCCTGGCCAGATCTTCAATGGGCTGAAAATCAAACTGGTTGCCCATTAATTGCTGCATTATATTCTGGGGCATCTGTTCCTTCAGGTTCATTATTCCCTGTGAATATAGCGGAACCTGGTTGGTTTTTGCTTTCTTGCCAAACATTCCACCACCACCAAGGAGGCCGCCAAGTGTTCCACCCAACCCACCAAGTCCACCTGCCATCATCATTGCTGAACCTGGGTTTTGTTGCGCCCATGGTCTATTAGCTTGTTGCTGTTTCATTAAATCAGCATCTCTACCTTGTTGATATGATATATATTTATCCATATCCGTTTGTGCTGCCGGTGCTGCCGCTTGTACCGTCTGATTTATCCCTGCCATGTTTTCCCCATCTATTTAAAATTTTAAATACTCTATTACTACAATTGCTGAACATGTTGCCCTAGCGTGTGTATTGTTATGTATGTTTACATTTGTACCATCTACCCATAAAGAGATGTTGTAATTCAATGAAGCATCACTGCCACCTGTAACTGCCGCCCAAGGTAATGGATAATATCGCAAGTTAGTTGTATCTGTTGCCGCTGCACTAACAACAGTCGCAGTATATGCGGAATTAAATGGTATATTGTGAGGCATTTGATTCAATGTAGCACTAGCTAGAGATGGAAATACAACTACTGTTCTTGCTGATTCTCTTCTTATAGGTGTTTTGGATGATTGTGACGTTAGTCCAGCATCTGGAAAGTACATCTTGTTGGTTTTAAACTCATTAGTATCATAAATGGCCGTCTCTTTTAGATTAACCACAGTAGCCATATTAGATATGAACTGAGTTAACCTAATGATAAGTTCCTTAAAGTCAACACTGGAGGCGTCCATATTTCTAAGATCACCTACATCCAGCATGATAGTTGTTGGGAGTTGTAACCCTAGTTTGTTAATAGCCACTAGTAAAACCCTCCAAAATCTGTCCGGTTGGTTTGCATGTCAACATTATCGCATTAATCTCAATTGTAGAAAAAGCATCTGCTGGATTCTTCATCATCCAGTCATCCAGATAGATTCTAAGTTGGATGAAGTTTGCATCAGCCTGGGGGAAAATCGTTCGCCATATGCGATCCTGGAAAGGCTCCATGTAAACTCCGTTCAGTTCCCCCAAAGAGATACTGAAGGGATAGTTTCCCAAAGAAGTTCCTGTATTTTGAGCATCTATTCCAAGATTGATGGTTGTCGAGTTTGGCATTTGTTCTATTTTTAACTGTCCAGAACTTCGTGCAACAAGAAAGTCTATTTTGTTAACCAAGAAGTTACGACCTTCTTTAAGGTAAAAGTTCCACTGTTTGGTTTTCATGCTAACGCGGGAGACTCTAGAACAAGTACCACCACCAAGATATGGAGTTTGTGATTGTCCGCCTGCTGTAACCAGAACATCATTAAGTGTAATTGTATCTTTATCTATAACTGTTGCCACTTTATGGATCCCAGTATCTAATGGATTTAAAGTTACACCCGTTAAATCATAAAGATTAATAAAGTCATCAGGCATTAAAGTATGATTTATGATTGTAATAGTACTAGTAAGAAGAACCGGATCATAAACAAAGTTGGTTATGGACATTGAATTGGCATTAGATGTCATTATAGGATTTATAGTAACAATATATCCTTGCTGATTGCCGGCCAATATCAGTCTCTCTTTAGCCATGGTTACATAAGAATTCCATGAAAAGTTATATTCTCTCCATGGTTTTGTCATATCAGCCCATGTTTTGTCTGATGCTTGTTCAAAGTAACCCCAAGCTGTTATGCAATCATCATTTGTAGCCCATGAGTTATTTTTATAGTTATACACCAGTACCGTATTAGGAAAGTATGACCACTTAGTTTTATCTTGTACTGGTAGTGTCCAGTAAACCATCTCTGTCTTATAGTCTCTAACACCTTGGATACGGAATGTCCCAGCAGAGTTTTCATTAACACCAAAAATGTAATTGGGAATATCATTATCAATTCTCTCAACATTCATACCATTACAAGCAGTAATACCATTTACGCCTATGGAGAAGATAGATTTATCAAATGGTACAGTGGCAAATGGCGACTCACAACCCAATTCAGTATTTAGTTTATTCCATTCAAAAGGCTCGGTTTCATTACCGGTATATGTTAATTCATAAGTACTGCGTTCGAATCCAACATCTAGTCTGTCTTTTAAGTATTCAGCAGAATTTATAGTTTCTTGCGTCCCTGCATCCACCCAACCCCCTCCTGAATACCCCAACTGTCCATATTCATAAAATGGATAACCAGATTTAGCATCTCCCCCAATTGGAGATCCAATCCATGAAAATCTAGCTCTAGACTGATATCTTGTATTTGTAGTTGCTACTTGTTCAACCGTATCCATCAAAATAAGATGGTTTTTATATGGCAATATAATTTTGGCTTGTACTATGGTCTTTTGAGTTCCTGAAGTGCCTGGAATGCTAATGGGGGCAAAGATATTCCATTGCTTCCCATCGTAATACCACATAGGATCATCTGTAGCGACAGGAGTTGGTACAGTATAGTTAAAGTTGCTGATAATCATTATCGTGTCACCTGGGGCAACTCCTTGGTAGTTACATGACCAAAAGAACTGGGAGTCATCACCATGAAAGTATGACGCAGGCCCAGGCCCAGAATATAACCATCTAGAACCATTAAATTGATATGCAAATTGTGTGTCATATGCAAATGCTGGTTCATCACTAATGGGGACTACTTCGTACTGAGAGAATCCCATTATGGGATCACTAGGGTAGTAAAATATCGCTGTATTTGGATAAGCAGTTATCTGAAAGTAGTATATTCCGGTATTTGTATCAAAAGTAGCATAGTCTCCTACGGGTAACGTTATAGTGCTAAGCATGTTCTGATTTCCACCCGCAGCAATAACGACTGTAAATACAGCATCACCTATAGAGAACTGTTGACCAACCTTGAATTTATTGCCTGGAACTCTTCCTGCATCAGCACCAGCTCCATCTGTTTTACCATAATATGGATAACCAACATATGGATAAAAGGTTATTGTTAATCCAGCTAAAGGTTTAGCCGGACTACCACCATCGGTTAAATTTGTTAATGTTAATACACCCGTAACCATATTTAATACGGCTGATCCAGCTCCACCACTAGCAGTCAACGTTACTGAAGTTGACAATGAGGGTATTGTATAAGTATAAGTTCCGACCTGAAAGTATTGCCCTACTTTGAAACCAGTCGCAGTATAATATGTTGATGTTGGAACACCCAAAAAGTTTGGAAATGTTCCTGTAAAAGAACCAGTACCATCTGTTACACCTATACCGTATCCTATAGAGGCAGCGGCATAACTTGATAAATCTATAGCACCTTTAGAATACAGACCTTGATCTATGTTATTATCTGCTCCATGTCCTGAAAGTTCAGAACCAAATCTTTTTACAATTCTTCCTCGCCAGGCATAAGCATTCTTTAGTTCAGTGAAAGATTGATCTGGGATCGCGAAAGGCTTCTTATCTAAAGTTAGTCCTGAATCAAGTGGTGCTATGAGAAATTTATCTGCCATCTCTTCTCCTAAGGGCTAATTACCTACTACAAAAACATAAGCTGCAATGGCGCTACTATTAGGATTATATACTGTTACATATCCTGCTGTAGCTGGTGCAACAACTGGTTGTGTAACTTTCAACCATACATTTTTATCTAAACCACCTGGCTGTACACATGAAACTTGAGCATTATAAATTGTAGTGAATGTAGGTATTCCAGGTATAGTCGCATTATCTAAGGTTAATTTTTGATGTCCTGGTGTTCCTGTAGTACCTGCCGGTACTACTGTAATTATGCCCCATGCCTGTTTTACCCTTGAAAGAAATTGCATCCAGCCATTTGTAGCATTACCCGCCGTAGTATTTGTTAAATTTACGTCATTTGTTACTGTTCCAGCAGTTTGACTGACGGGTCTGAAATATAGATTTCCACCAGTTGCATATAAGCCTATGGTGGTTCCATTTGTTGCAGGTGGATTTACGGATGGCGTAATTGGCTGATTAGGCATACTGATAAACCAGTGTTGCCCTTCATTACTAAGATTGAAAGGTACATGGTTTAAATTCCATGCCGTATTAACTTCTGTAAAGTTACCCAATAAGTCACCTTGAGATACTGAAATTTTATCTGTAGATTGCGGAATCGCGCTCTGGTAAGCCATTTTTAATCCCTTTTAATTACGTAAAACATAGAAGCTAGAATTGCAATAAAGAATGTTATAAATAATATTAGTTCTATCATCTCTAAATCCTGTAGCCGAATGGGTTGTTGTAGTTCCCATAGTAGTAAGGCATGTCATAAATAGTTGTTACCTTTTGTTGTGATAACTGCATAGCTGCCTTAGTCCTTACTTCCTGCTCCAGTTCTTTAAACCGACCTAGTTTCTCGTTATAACTATCCATGTCTCTATTATCCATAAAGATCTCAAGAGCAGCACCATAAGCAATATACATCCAATGCTGAGCCAACTCAGGCATTTGTGCCGTATCCAATAAAGCATCAGGACGTTTATAAACTTCAACATTTATAGCATAAACACTGTCGGGTACTGGCCGTATGGTGAATTGTTTATCAAAAAATAGAACTGTTCTTGGTATTGATGGATTATAGTAACTAGTCTTTGCTGTTATATTTTCATTAGGGCCAGGAGGAGTTGGTAATGTTACAGTGTAAGCACCTGTTACATAATCTATAGTTCCTAGAGCTACAGATTTAAAATTAGGTTCTACTAGAGTTCCATGTGGCAAATAGTATCCCGTTATGGGATTAATATCCGGTATATCTTGAACAACTATTCCTACGCCATAACTATCAGTTGAAGTTATAATGACATTATTCTCCAAGCATGGATGATTGGGTAAAAAACCAGAAAAATTTACATTAATTCCATCTCCGGTGCCAATAGTATCAGTTGAGTAGATAAATGGATATAGATTAAAGAACTGCGTTCTGTCTTGTAGAAACGTAGCCTGTAAACCATTTACATATACGGGATCACCCGTAAAGGTATATGTATTGTAAAAGTTATATAGTGGATCATCAGGCAACAGATTTGAAGTATCATAAATATCGATGTATGGATTGGTATAAAACGTCAAAGTCTTCTTTAAATTGAATAACTTAATATCCTCAGGAAATCCATAAAGAGTAAAAACATTTATATAATGTTTTATCTGGTCATCTGATATCTGATTAACAGATGGTCTGAATGTAATGGTTCTAACTTTTTGGATAATGTTTTGCAGAGTTGAAAATCCGGTATCAATTATTGGCATGACTACCTCCAGTCTTTCATAGGTACTTGATTATAATACCCCTGCTGAATCCTATTAATGTTCTTAGGGGCTAATTTGCTTGGTTCTTTGGCATGTTCTCCGGTACTGGTATCGCCACAAGGAACGGCCTGTGGACAAGTGTTAACCCAAGTTGGAATACCACCAGGAGTTGGTAAAAACACCGTAGGGATGGCAAATACATCAAAATGAGTGGTGTCTATAGCTATGGTAAAGTTGTTATCATCTACAAAAGTAATCTCGCCATCTAATCCATTTGCTTGTTGCATCCCACAAGACTCCGGTATTACTAAACGAACCATTATTCCTGATTTGTAATGATGATGGTTAATGGTCGTGACCAATGCAGGATTCGCATTGGTCACATTTTGTATCAATTTAGTACATGGTCTAATAAGATGATCCGGCGCTTCTATGCAAAACATTTCCTATTTCCTATTACTGTTTGTAAAGTGGCAACATCGCTTCGCCCACGGGCTTCAAATCAATAGATCCAAAGTACCCACTAGGGATAAACGAGTAGCGGCGTACTTTGCGTCCTACTTCGATTATTGCCTTGCCAACTTCATTTACACCATCACGGTCTTTGCCTATCCAGCAGTTCTTATTTATATGCTCAGCTACACCAACTGGCATCTTTACATAACTGTTGTCAGCAAACTCAAACTTGGTTATATCAGGACAACCATTACCTCTAAACCAGAACTCAACTGGATTACCAGGTTGTTCATGGTTAATAATAGTTCCTGAAACTATCTCAGAGTATTCATCCAAGATGTACTCAACTTCTTCCTTGGTTTGCTTAGTTACATCTTTCTCAACAGGTCTACGTTTAAATACACGCTGTGTTTTAACTTCTTGACCAGGTCGTAAAGGTGCTGGCGCTGTATTAACTACTGTTGCTGGTTGTACAGGTGGTGTCATTGCAGCAGAACTACCATCTGTTACACCTACTGTTGGCTTGCCTGTTATCTCGTTGACACTTGTGTCTTTTAAAATCTCGGTCATTTTTTCTCCTACTATAAGTGTGTATCCGTGTATTCGTTCTTATGTGGGGCAGGAAAACGGATAGTTCCCCACCCCACTGTCTCAATGCGAGTTTATAACTCGAAGAGTTTTCAACTCGAAGAGTTTTCAACTCGAAGAGTTAATTAACCGTTCTGAGTCCAGAAGTTACCGGCTTTCCAGTAAATTACGTTCCCAGCGGCACCAACAGGTGATACAACTGTTGTATTACCACCTAGAATGATACCTTTAGAGGCTACGTTAATAATCTTATCGTCAGTGATTGTGTCACTGGAGAAAGTATCGGTAGCATCTTCACCAATTGGGCATACTGTTGGGGCTGTAAATCTATCAAATGCAGTTAATGGCCATTGGAATGCAGTAAATGCAGATGAATTGATATCAACTGTGATAGTATTTAGAACACCATCAACGTCTGCCGTATTAATTGCTGTAATAGTTCCGGTTAAATTGTCTAATTCAACCATTCCAAATGCAGCCGATCCACGAACTGATGGAATGTGGAATCTTACGATTTCACCAACCAATAAGTTATGTGTTACGGTCATTGTGATTTGTGTTGTTACACCAACAGAACGAATCTTGGAGATGTATCTCTTTCTTGGCGACCAAGTAGAATCATATTTCAATTTACGATAGAATCCGGCCATACCGGCACCAGCAACTACTACTGGGCCAAAAGCAATTGTAAATGTTCCAGCGTTTCCACCGGTACTTGTTACTGCACCGACTGTAAAGTCGATACCGCCAAATTGACCAACTTGTGGATTTGTATTGCTAAAACGAACAATATCACCATTAGCAAGTGCAGGTGTTACAATATCTGCTGTAGTAACTACGCCTGGATTAGCACCAGAAATAGCTGTAATAGCAATAGGCTGTAATAGATTGGTGTAATTCGTAGCACCATATATTTCATTGCCTGAGTTATATTCTGTATAACCAGGCATTGCTCCACCTGGAAAGTTCAATGCTGTTCCGGTATTAATAGCTGTAGAACCAGCATTAAAATAAGTATAAATACAGTCATTAGCGGCCATTCCACGCTGCCAATATGTTCTTGTAGCAGCATTATTGGTCTGAGCATTAATTACTGTCCAATTGTATGTTTCCATCCAATCAAAATTAATCTTAATAGGTATTACTTTGCTAACACCTGTGGAGGTAAATACACCTCCAACTACGTCCATATATGACATATTATATTCCTTTCGAACACGCGTGTTCTTATCTTGATGGGGTTGAAGCTAGATTACCGACCCACAAATCGTTATATATGGCTGGAGCTTCGAAGAACTTCATACCAAGTACAACGTTTTGACACAACCCACCGCTAAACTCTTTAGGCAGATAGATAAACTCACTGGATAGTTCATTTACGTAGATACACGCAATAGCTTCAATACCAACAAAGAAGTTATTAAGAACTGTTCTGCCAAGTTTACTAGAGCTAAGAGTTAACGAACCTTGTGACGAGGTTAAGAATCGTAAGCGTCCTACAGATCCTTGTTCAGACTTGAGAATGTTTGTCTGACTTGGATAACGGATCGTTCTCACGAAATCCGCAGCTCCAATAGCCATCAGATCTCTGATAATCGACGTATGCGATAAACAGAAATACGAATTAGGAATTGGTGCAGTAGCGTAACGATTTTCACCTTCGATACTGTCCAAAACCGTTAGTGCATCTGCGCTAGCTAGAGTTGTTTCTGCGTCAACGCAGTCAGCAGCAGTTATTTCACTAGGTGTGTCGCCATTCACTCCGCCTACACAGTTCAATCTCGAAGCTGAAGAGGCCAAAAGATCTCTCATCAATCTGTCTTCTGAAAGCCTCATAGATACACCAAAACGGATAGCGTAATTGTGTATTACGTCTTCTTCGTTCTGGAGAACTACTTGCTCATTGACATACATGAATTGCAATCTGTTACTTTATGACCCCTAAGGGCGGGTAGATCTTCTCAGCCTACCTCAACGTCTTTCGATCGTTGTTCAGAGTACCGCATCGTCTGTTAAGACGTCCTCTCGCTTACTGCGTTCATGGTCCCAATTATTTATACCAATAAAAGGGTTCCACCTTGTTACCATAGTACTCATGTACCTTAGGCGTTCAAGACTATCAGAGAGGATTTTACTACGGCCGTGTAACCGTAGAGTTGTGGCTTTACGTCAATATTGATCTTTGTAGCAATAATAGGTGCTGGGTTTTGGCCCGAGTTACCTATTTCTACAGTAGCCAGAGGAAAGTTATTGATTCTAACATTACGCTGTACCGTACCGGCGCGTGATTTCATTACCGACATCTGAGCTGGAATTTTATGAATCATTCTAGCTGTAGGTGTGGATAATAGAGTATCAGCAGCCTGCGCAGTTATAGCGGGTTTATAATTACTTGTCGTAACTATTTGCATGATATTATACCTTAAAAAATATAGTAAACATTGTACCAAGCGGTACGACTATACGTTTTAAGCTAGACGAGACTTAAAGATTGCTTTTGCGTCTAAGAGATGTGGTGACGAGTCACTATTGCGTCGATAGTTGATTACCGGTTCGCTCCGGGGCAGGGGAGCGATGTCCCGCCAGATTTGCGCTCATAGATATCTTAATACTTTTTTCAATTTACATGCAAGAAAAACCGTCATGTGGTTTTAATACATGACGGAAAAAGGAGAAAGGAGAGTAGTAATGAAGTCTTCTCAATTATCTCTACGAGATTTATCTCTACGAGATTTATCTCTACGAGATTTATCTCTTGAAGTTATAACTTGCAGTAGATTTCTTATGCCAGTCCTCAAACAGTTCAGTTTTGCGTTCATCTGTAAGGGTACCATCAGAAAAGGCATTAGCTTTACTTAAAGGTGATGACGCTGTTGAACTGGTAGGAACGGGTTTATTAAAATTCTTAGTAACCTTTTCTGCTTGCATTCTTAAATCTGCTTCTTTGGCTTCATTTGCTCTAGCAGGTATGACAAATGCCTTTATGGCTTCATATGTAGCTTTACGCTTAGATAATGGGTCAGGATTGGAGATTATGCTTTTAGCCAGGTCAGGGTTCATCTTCTCAAGTTTATCTAGATTCTCAGCCGTAAAGACCTGTCTATAATCAGGAAGATCCATCATGAGTTGTTGTTGAACCATCATCTCATACATTCTCTTTTCTGATTCTTGTCTGGCTTTTGTCTCACGATCAATTCTAAGCTTCGTTTGTTGTTGGTACTTGTTGAGATGTTTACCCTCAAGGTATTCGTCTTGTGGCGCCTGATATTCTTCTTCTTCTGGGGTTTGTTGTACTTGTTGCTGTTGGTTTTGTTGGGATTGCATATACCTAATTAGTTCTTGTTTCTCATTACGTTCTTGCTCTAACTTCTTCTCAAGTCTCTCTCGCTCTTCTCGTAAATAGCGCCAAGATTCCTGCGGGGAATTATCCTGCGTTGGTTGTGGTACTGAGGCAACTTGTACAGGTTCAACATTAGCAACAAGTGGAATGTCCATACTCGTATGGTCACTAGGCGTAGGTTCAACCTGTGTCGCTGGAACTGGTGTTGCAGCTTTCTTCTTTGCTGCATCTTCTTGCATTGCTTCATTAATCATTTGTTCTTCTAATCTTGATTCATCTGACATTAGTCTTTTCTCCTATTTACTAGTTCAGGGGTATCGTCTTTTTCACCATTAAGTTTTTTCATTAACCTAAAAAGGTTACCGTTTTTCTTCTCCAAATAGTAGTGTAACAATCTCTTCTCGCCTTCTGAGATGTTATTTTTATGTTCTTCTAGGTATTTACAAGTTGGTTTATTTGATAATAGCCAGATTTCTTCAATTGCATCAAGGTCTTTGTGATACTTATACAGATTCATTTGATAATTTGGCTTAGGACAATCCAACAAACCAATAAACCAACGTCTTATTGTGGGCTTTCCTAGGGCTGTAAGTAACTTTTCATTCTTGAATTGAACACATACATAAAAATAAGGTCGATCTTTGAACACAGCTCGATTGAGATGATTGTTTATACAGACTTCTAATTGATAGTAATAATCTGATGCCTCATGTTCAGCAGCATCATCTACTTCGACATATTTATCAATCTCAGCAGCAGACATTTGACCTGCTGTAAGTGATGTTTTATCTAGTTCTCCCATCTTCTTTCTCCTGAAATGGGGATAGATAAAAAGTCTAACTAAAATCTATCCCCCACCAACATATCGGAACCAAATGAAACTATTTTTTATGCTTCTTTTTAGACATCCCAGATTCACTCATTGCTATCGCTTTGGCTTGAGCTGGATTAGTCACAACAGGCCCATGTTTACTGCCTGATTTTAACTTTTTTTCTTTAAATTCGGTCATTACTTTAGCTATCTTGGCTTTACCCTTTTTAGGTTCAGATTTTTCAGCCTTGTGTTCAGCTAATGACTCATGTTCATATTTCTTTAAGGATTTATGGCCATGTTCCGAGAAAAGCTTTTTGCGCTTTTCATCCATCTTCTTGCTAGTAGTTTTCATAACTGCGATCCTGATTGTTGAGATCATATGTTGTATTGAAAGGTTCAACCTTCTCGCGACGTTTAACAGAATACTTTTTAGAGGCATTTTGAGGTTCTCCCATTATCTCCCTAAAGAGCTTTTCTGCCTTTTTTGGTCTACACATTCCTGGCATATGATTCTCCCCCTATTAAACTGATTGTAACACGAAGTGTTTAAGCACGGCCTGTTTTGAAAGCCTTGCGAACTTCTTTCATTGTGTCTGAAATATCACCGTCAACACCTGAAAGTGTATCATCGTAACCATCTGGGCAACCTGCACCGTGTGGATTGCTATAAGGTTTGAAATGAACGCCTTCTGGGCATTTTCCACCTTTTGCAGATAATTCGCCTTCAGATTTGCCGTTTTCTGATTTATGTTTTAGAGCCATAGTCTCTAGTCCTTTGATTAAAAGTTTTATCTAATACCACCCTAGAAGTAATTTAGCATTAATTAATTCTTTATTGCAAATAAATAATCCCTAGAAGCATATATCATTTGTGCAAGACTTGATGCTTGCACTATTTCATCTTCTAGGGATTTTGGGTCTTTAAGGGTTTAGTCTTAAAGGGTCTTTTATGATCTAATTACGAGGGCATAGCATTAATAATTGCTACTGCCCAATCAAATACTAATTTAAGTTCTGGCATAGATGCTGGTATAAGTGAATCTATCTCGTCAATAATAGGCTTCAAATAACCTAGTATCTTCTCGATTTCTTCAATAATCTTCTTCATATCAGCAGGGATAAATCTAGCTGTTATAAAAGACTGCACCTTGGCCTGATTCTTTTGAAGATCCTTCAACAAAGCAACTACCATTGTTTCTGCTACGTTCATATTCTTATCTTTCGATTTATTATATTCTTCTACAACTGAATTTTTCCAAAAAACTAGATTGCCTGGATATATTGACCAATGTTGCTCAGATAGTGCATAAGCTGATTTTTTCATGTGATTGGGCAACTTGTCTATAGATTTCATTTCATCAAAGAAGGCATCTTGTGCGACCCTGGTTTCAAATATTGGTATACGAAAAGGTGGTGGTGTACATGAGTCATGCATTAAGGGAATTGTGGGCGGCATATTTGGTAAATTTCTCTTAAAAACACTAGTGTTAAACCAACTCATCGTAAAACCTTTTTAACAAAATTCCATAAAGTCAAAGATAAAGCGACACCAAAACAACTTAACATTATCCCTAAAAGTATAACAAATACTTTCACACTGGGGTCAACTTCAATACGTTCCATTACTTTCCTGGCATTGAAACAATGGGATATAACTTTTTATCCATTGCCACAATGAGTTTATAATTGTGTTCGATCTCTGAGATCATTAATTCATTTTCGTTGCGTAGAGTTTGAATTTGATCGTGTAAACGATATACATCTGCCCAGACTATTGCTACGCCAGAAATAAACACCAACAAAATAACAATCTCAAGATAACTTATTCTCATCTTTCTCCAATTTTCCTAACTAGTTAATTACTTCCATTCGTAGTGCCGTATTTCTCTAGGAGCCATGGCACCAAACTAGGCAACAAGGCAACTAGCATCCCTATGGAGACAAAACACACACGATCCAAGACTTTACACACCTTGCCTCTGGTTGTCATCGCTACGGGCAACGTCGTTTGATTTATAACGGTAATCGGCGGTATATGCTTATCCAATAGTATAATCTTCTTATAGAACTTCATTGCGTTAGATGCTGTATTTTGTTCAGTTATTACTTTCTGAACATCAGTTGCTATCGAACCCCATAAACCCTCAACAACAGACACCGCTATATCTGCACCCGTAGATGAACGAGTTATTCTGCGTGGTACGCTAGGAGTCGACAGACGACTGTCTCTAGGCGTTATAGGCTCGCTAGAAGCTTGTGGTGAATTAGCCCTGGAGTCATCTGAATGCATACTGGCATCTTCAACAAGATAAGATACTTGCTGATCGTATTTGGGTGAGCCGCTACGAATACCAAAATCATTATGCATCAAAGACACATACTGCAATGTAGGTGTAATCAAAGCAAAACTAACTGCAAAGTAGGGGATTTTTGTTAGTCCTGTGTTCTCTAATATAAGAGACTCAACTTTGTTGGTTAAAACAAATAATTTAATCTGATCGAATACCAGCAATAAACCTTCGTCACCCATTGTAATGTCTGATAGATTTAGACACTTTAGGGCCATATTGTAATGCATATCTATGTTGAGTTTGTCTGTGTCGATAACGACTTGTGTTAATGGCGCAGCAGTTGTTAATGTAGCAATAACACTTAGCGGGGGCTGTTCTTCCATTGCTAAACAGGTTGTAAATAGAAATAATATAAACAGTAACTCTCTCATAATTATGCAATCCTATTAAGGTTTTTAAAACATTCTTCTTCTGTTAAAGCTTTAAATCTTTCTACTTCAAAACATTTAGGACTTTGTGAACAATGTCTTGTTAACATCTTTATTGGTAATTCATGAGTCATACGATACTTTTGTTGTAGTTCAAACATACAAGAAGGACAAATTAGATATTTTTTAGTTTCCATTAATCCGCCTCCTCTCTGATTCTGTTAATGGTTTCATCATTCTTTAAACTCTTGAAATTCACCAGTCCAAATAATGTGCTGAATATTCCTTGTAAATACTGTTGCTTTGGTAAGAAAAGAAGTTAAAAGTTCAAGCGTACATATCTCTGACCAAAGAACTCTTCCTTGTGTGCTTCCAGGCTTACTTTCGATTTGACGACCATTATTATCCCATTGTTCAATTTCAGTAGTATTAATCCAATATTCTTGAAATCCGCCATCAATAAACCAAATCATTATTTTTTCTTTTAACATTCTAATCCGCCTCGAAGTGGTCACAGTCGCCATTTCTCCAGCGACCTCCCCATTCATTAAAAGGGTTTAACTTTTCCCAATACTCACCAAAGATAAGATATTCTTTTACCGTAGTTAGATACTTGCCCTTCTTATCAAACAAATTTAAGTCTATAGCTAGGCGGTAACAGTGGTTTGAGTCTCGAATTCCGATACCAGCATGCGCATCTAGTAAAGCCTGTGCCTTAGTACGGAATGTTTCCCCAAAGGTACACGAGTACCCTTGGGAATATATGTATTCTATCAAATGCGCAACGTTTAACGCAAAGGTCTCCTGTCTACCCAAAAAAGGAATATCTTTGCGTAAGGCGTGCGCAGGTTCTTGTTTGCATTTACTAACTGTTTCGATAATAGTGGGCTTAGTTGTTTGCACTTGTGCTCTTAGTGTTGGTGTGTAATCCAACATTCCAGCAAAGACAAGAGGGGCAAAGATTATAGATAACTTCATTTAGTCTCCTTAGTATTGGCCAACTCCTTAAGCAGTCTATCATTTTGAGCTAATACAATGTTAAAAACTCTGGTAGATTCAGTTATCTTTTCATCCAATTGCTTAACCTGTTTCTCTAGTAGATCCATGCGCTTGGTTATACTCATTTCAAAGTCTCCATATACTGTTTTGCTCCCATAGTATAGATTCCAACTAAACACTTATTACAAGTCATCCAACCAGAAAGAATAACTGGAACTTTAATTTCTTCTTTATTACAAACCATACACATTTCTTTATTGTCTAAGATCTTCTCTTTATCCTGCATGGTTGCAATAGACTGTTTCATTTGATTCCTATTCTTCATCTTCTTCAAATTTAAATCCACATAATGGACAATAATCTATAAGTATCTCCGAATCTCCTTCAACTCTCATAACCAATCCGTCTAAATCACTTATGTAACAAGATATCCACCTATTAGCACAAGAATGTAATTTTTCATCAGGTTTCTTTTGTTTCATTTGGTTCCTATAAGGGTTATTGTATTGGTGGGCGGACGATCAACTCATCCGCCTTATCCATATCACTAGTAAATGCTTCTAATTCTGTTGCATAACATTTCTCACAAACATAAATAAATGTACCGTAAATCTTGCGTTTATGCTTCCATTTTTTACCTAAAGAGTACATCGCAGTTGTAAAATCTTCTTTGTCACATCCATGACACTTACTCTGTTCCATTGCTTATCCCTGTTTTTTGACCAAGAAGTGAATCTTTTAACCCTGTTTTTTGACCATTTTCTTGTTGTGGCTGAGACATTGTCTGCTGATGCAACTCTTGTTGCTGCTCCTGGCCTTTTATCAATCCCATAAGGGCAATTGCTTCTTTCATGTGGGCCAAGTCAATACCATCTATCTCTTTAAGAGCTTTGACCATATTCAACAAGGCTATTTCTTCATCTTTAACCGATGCGGCTTTGCGTTCTTCGGCCATAGCCAAGTTTTCAGGTACTCTTGAATGGCGCTCTTCATACAATCCAATATCCGCCATGCTCTTGGCTTCATACGCCTTAGCCTGCATTTGCATCTGCTGCATTTGAACTTGCATTTGTTGCTGTTGTTGTTGAGCAGCTTGTTGTTTCTCTTCTTCAATATCTTTAAGTAGTTCGTCTTTGTCGGAAATCGTTACATACTTCAAGATATACTTTTCAGGGATGTGTATTCCAGCATCAAGTAGATCTCTGATCTGACTGTATACAAGTTGCTTCTGGCTAGTCGTATTTACGCCGTCTTCAATTGCTACATCGTACTCTCCCAACTCCACCTTGTAGAAGAATGGGCTGGCTTTCTTGCCCAAGATGCGTTCAACCTTACCAGGTGTCCAGTTATGTTGTATGATCTCGGCTATTCGTTTACCAACTAGATACTGTGAACGATCTAAGTTGTCAAACAGTTCCTCAATGGTCGTTGTACCCGCTCGCTGTCTTAACATATCCCGCAAGCCGGAACTATTTGTATCTGTAGCTGATCCCAACATTTCTTGGCTAACCCCTGAAATTCGCTCTGGGTTCTTCGATAATCCTTCAAGTAGTTGAAAGTACGAGGCGGGGATTTCCTGCGCTTGTATAGGCGAAATATCTTGCCCTATGACAGAGCCTGGTTTCATGATAATGTTCTGTCCTTCACCTGTCTTGTATGTATCTGTTGGGTTTATTACCTTGCCATCAATGTATATCCAGCCTGTATTGATCTTGGATTCAAGCATCTTTAACAGAATGGTTTGCACTCTGTTCTCCAAAAAGGCTGAATCTCGTAAGTTACGGATAATACCCTGTATCTTCCAGCGGTAATCTGAAATAGATGGGTCAAAGTACCCAAAAACTGGAATAAATGGGTATTCGTCACAGCCGTCAACAGCTCGATCATCAAAAAACAACTTACCATTAACTAATATAGCTAAATTTACACTAGGAACTTGAGTGTGATTGACTGAGATTTGTGGAAAGTATGAGATATAATCCCTGAGTTGGTCTTTAGTTCCTTTCCATTCCTGTTTCAGTCCTGTTTGGGGATCTGTAAGTATAGTTGCATCTCTATAGATACGATAATAGAACTCATCGTAAGCAAATCTATTGCGGGTCTTAGATGCATATATAACTTCTGGCATATAGTTAAAGCTGGCATCAGAGCCACTACCAAGATGAATCAAATCTTTAGCAGCATCAGGCAACAAAGTGGGTAACTCATTAGCAGCAACAAATGTTCTACGCCATACTCCGTTACAATCTGATAGGTCACGCTTCCTAAATAGGCTATCCATGATAAAAGAATCGTATGTCAAGGCGTCTACTTTGATATCGCCATTAACTGGATCTTTTCTAAAATCTTGATAAACATGTATCAGCGACAACCCTGTAACCAAAGCTTGATCAAATGCATCTGAGATTGTATGCCCAAGCATTTGCTGAGCGCCTACGTGCATCAAAAGGTCTGTATACTGATCGGCTGTCTCTTGTGTGCCACCCTCCATAGGTTTCATTATCATAGACTTGCGTTGTTGGCGTTGTCTGCCTCCAATTGCGTTCTTAATAGAACGTAGATGATTGAAGTTGAACATAGAACTGGAAGATGCGGGGAACTGCTGGTAAAAAGAGGACATTAAAGTTTGTGATGCACCAGCACAGTACATAGTATCAATAAGCTGCTCCTGCCATAGCAGTCGGTTGAATGTAAGATTATCATTTTTAAACTTAGATATCTTATCTTGCATAAAGCGGTCTGAGTTATCATAAAAAGAGGAATCAGGAAATAACATTTACTAGCCTTTCAGTACACAATTTGTGCGCCCATGACAGAGCAACTATAATTTAGAAATTCATAGTTTCAAAAGGGTTCCATTTCTAGTGTAGTTGGCGCTAGCCTTTGATGCAATACTTTTCAATTAGAAGCGATGGCCTTGGTTGAACTGATTATCCCTAAAGACAGGGGGAATATTGGAACTGTGGCCAAACTTAGCTTCTTGATACATTCTGGTTATCTCTTCTTGTGAGGTAGAGGCTGAGCATTGAGGCTGCGCTATCGTTAAGTATCTCATTGCAGATTCTAAATGACTTGTCCAGTCATGCAACGGACGTTCTTGATACGCCTTTAGCTCTTCATTGTAGATACGGCGATAATTCTCTAAAGAATCCACTAGGCGTTTGGCTTTGGTGGAGTGAAACCAGCATCTACCTAGTAGCATCCGAACTGCTTCAATTCCTTCAGACAATGGTAGATTATCAACGGCTTGCAACTCTAGGCCCAAATTTAGCGCAGATTCAATTCTTGATAGCGCTCCAGCCGATCCCCATTCTCTGACCTTTGCATCGTGTGGCGCCCAAATTGGTTTGGCGTAGATGTATTCCTTAGCATCAAGTTGCTTCTTGAGGTAATCAACTCCTTGGTTAGTGAACTCTTCACACTCTAAGATATGGATAGCATTTCCAATTTTCTGGAAATATATTACCGCTGTCGGATCTCTGACTCCGATATCAATGGAAACCCAAACTGGGTATGACGCATCATAAAATAACTTATCAGTTATACGGCCTTCGGCTCTGCACTTATCCATTTGAATACCATAGTATGTGCCTTGAAAGCCACAGTTGAAATCGCAAAGCATCTCCTGATTGAATTTATCTATACTCATAGAGGCTTTTTCTTTAGCCAGTATGTCTTCACGTATATGCTTAGTATCGTACACTGTTTTAAACGAATGATACCAGTCTGGATCAATCTTAGATATCTGAAAAAGAGTATAGAAATGATTCGCAGTACCTCGGGGGTGTTCCATTGAAGATGCACCAACCATCATTAAGAGCCAAACGTGGCCTTAAATAGGTATAGCTATCTTCTTTGGACACCTGCCATTCGCTCCACACAATACCTGTGGGGTTAGTACCAACCAAACGAGTTGCTGTCTCTTCTGAGCCAACACACTGTAGGGTTGAGCCATTGGTAAACTTAATCAGCATTCTAGATATGTTCAGATTGGCTATGTAGGCCTTGGGTATGAAATCAATAAACGTTTTACCTGTAGTTCCGAATACCGTATCAAATATAACCTGACGCGCTAGGACAGCCGTAGGCAGGGCATAAAAGTAATTGCCTGGCTTTAGGATAGCTGCTCTTATAATCGTGTTCCAGCAAGCAACATCTTTACCTGCACCTCTAGCCCAACAAAGGAAAGCTCTTTTCTTTTTACCAGATAAGATGCTTTGAGTTAATTCGGCTTGATAATCGCGGGGTTGATAAGTATTATAGTCCAGTACTTCATTTTCCTGCATCGTTTTTCTTATCTATATCTGGCTTCTTGTCTTTTAAAAATGGTTCCATAAAGGAATAGAACAAGGTTTGTTGTTGTTGAGGTGTTAGTCCCTCTTCTTTGTCTATTTGGTGTTTGATACGTTCGCGAACTTCAATCATGTGCTCATCATGTGCCATATAGTCAGAGACATAAACCGCTTGTCTTGCCCATATACCATGATAGTACTTTCTTATGATTTTCTCTCTAGTTTCGCCGCAGTATTCATCACCAGTTATTACCAGTTCATTTAGTTCGGGTAATGACTTACGAAAAGTTTGTAAGTTAAACCTAGAAATGCCGTGGTCTAACCAAAAGGTTTGCTTTAAAGGTACGCCTAGTTCTATATTGTACTCTCTAGCCCATTTAATATACTCTCTGCCAAGTTGTAAGAGTTGTGAATCAGAAATGTTATCAGGAAATCCCGTATTACAGTTAAAGAAAGCATGTATGCTATCTACGCCACTGGGGGAAGTTCTATTGGGTCTTTTTTTTAATTTAGTGCTATTATTGGGGGTTTCAGGTAATACCTGGTGTCCATTCTCGGCTACGACGGCGTTTATAGCGTTTTTTTCTCTATTGGTGCCTTCTTTTATTGGACTCATAACTATCTCCTTGTACATACTGATCTAATAAAGATAAATCTTGGAATATGATTTCTGTATAGGGTTCTTTATCATAATTGTAGTTAAGGTATCTTTTTTGTACATGAGAATCTACAACCTGGCAATCATCTAACCAAACATTAGCTTGGGTCATGGTGTCGTAGATAAATTTTTCTAAATTATCTTTATCTGGACGGTGAGGCATATAATAATCGAGAGCATAGGGAGAAGAGGGTTTAAATTTTTTAGGGGGTTTGAAATAGAATTTGATTTCTAAATGACAAGGGCCTTTGTAAGGGGGAGTATTCCCGAGTAGTTTACGAAATAGTAGGCCGATGGCAAGTTTTTCTGCTTTCTGGGTATCGTATCTATGGATTAGGCCGCCGACTCTGTGCCAGGGTATGGGTTTACCTGGAATACAGATAACGAAACCATAGGGTAAGATACAGTTTTGTTTCATTCTTTTTTCTCACTTTCCATAATCTTTTTTAATACTACTAGGGCATCGGCCATAAAGGGTAGCTTTTTGTGATAATTTTCCTTGAAGATCAATTGGTGTTGAATGTGTTCGACTTCTGTATATTGTTTGGGGGCTTTTTCGTACCAAGGTTGTTGATTGTTCAACGGATTTCTCCAGGTTGATGATTCATGCTGGGGAACTGTTTTGTGCTTAATATCGTAAAGCTGTTCTTCCACACTCGTGTGTTCCTGGGTGTGATGTCGCTCTGCTCCATCTATTTCTTGTCTATATACTCGTTTAAGTTGGCTGTTCATAAAGGGTTACACATAAGATTTGTTGCATTTTTTGCATCATTTTTCAAGTATCGCCTTCTTATCTTTGTACTTTTATTCTTTCTAATATCTCACGGCATTCTTTAATCTTTTTATTTTCTTCTTCTATTTCATCAAATTTATCAGGTAGATCTTTTCCTTCATCGTGAGTATAAGATAAGCATTCTATAATAATATCTTTTGAATTTTTAATCATTTTTTCCAGATAAAAAGCTATATCTTCCTTTTCAGAATCGCGCAATAACCATTCTATATCAGAATATACTTTAAAATGATGCCAGTTAACGCATTTTCTATTCATACGTTCACAACCTAAAGCAGAACAAACGTCTTTGAGGTGTTCTTTTTCTAGATATAAGTCATCAGCAACGTCTTTAAGCTCACGCTCTTGATGTTTGTGTACAACTGTTTCAAGAAAATGGCTTGTCCAACATTTGCCATTATCTCTAGTCCAAAAGGGTTTTCCACCACCTAGATAACTTAAGTTTCCTGTTTGTGAGGCTGATAATGCACATTCCCAAGAGCAAGTAGTAGCAGCCTTAGTATCTATCTTTTGAAATTCTATATTGCAACCTCGGCAAGTATCTATTCCCGATGCTTTCTTTTGCTCGGCTTCTTCTTTGTTGCGTTTTATTGTTGCTTGTTTTTTTGCTTTTATCTCTTCTTTGGATATCACTTGTAATTCCTGTATACTAGATTTATGGGGAACTGTTTTGTGCTTAATATCGTAAAGTTGTTCTTCCACACTCGTGTGTTCCTGGGTGTCTTGTCGATATACTCGTTTAAGTTGGCTGTTCATAAAACATTTTCCAATAATTATTACTCTTCAAGATATTGTAATTCTTTTTTAAGTTCTGATAAAGTTTTTGATAATTCATTGGGAACAAAAAAAGCATAGTCTGGCGAATTATCTAAAGTTGGCACACGATAAACGCTTTCTTTCATTGCATTTACTAGTTCGAATTGTTCTTCGGCTTCTTTTTTGACTTTTTCTATTTCTTCCAGATCTGTGACTAATTCTAAGCTTTCTAGAAAAATTATTTTATTTTTAATTGAAGGGATTGTAATCCGTCTAAATGATTTTTCTTTTAAAAGTTGAATCTGATCTTCTAACTCTTCTATTTTTGTGACTATTTTAATTTGTATAGCATCAGCAGACATTTTAAACCCTTTCCAAATAACTAATTTATAAACTATATTTATACATTCTATAATATTTTTTTACCAATGTCAATCAACATTAATATTTATTGATTATTTTTTATAAACAATATAGAATAAACATTAACATAACGAAAGGGTATAAAAATGATTGAAACATTTGCTAGCATAGTACGTAAGAAGCGTAAAGAATTAAATTTAAACGTAAAAGAATTTATAACAAGGCTAGATGAGAGTGTTTCGCGGGCTTATGTAACGAAATTAGAACTTCACGACGAAATACCTAGCAAAGAATTGACTAAGAAAATTGCGTTAGTGCTTGAAATTGATGAAAATCAACTTTTAGAATTAGCTAAAGAAGGTAAACGCAAGCAGTTTGAGAAAGTTTTAAGTAAAAGATATTAAACTTTCAAAAAAAAGGGGGGCGCGCGCAATAGGGGGGATTAAAAAGAGATTGAAAAGAATTTAGAAGGCTTTCATCTTTGAACAGAGTACAGACGTGATACTGGTGAGAAAGTTTCTGGTTTTTTCCTGTTCGGAACTAAATTTACTTGGAATTTCCCTTTTTGGGTCATTATCTTTCTTACAAAGTGTAAGATTATCTAATATATCTAGTTTATTTATAGTTAAATTTATATTATATGTAAACTCTGCAACAGCAGCTTTATTGGCGTAATACTTAATCCAAGGAAAATGCTTGGCAAATCGATCTCTAAATTCCGGATCTAAAAGAGCAGCCGAAATTGAATAACATTTTGTACATAAGAAGCGAAAAACTGAATCAATCAAACCATCTTCTTGGATTGCTGATAAAGTTTCATTTTCCCAACCTCTTGAGATATGAATAACTTTAGCCATGTGTCCTTGACTAGGAAAAAGCTTTTTAAACTTACGTATTACTACAAGATAGGTTAAGTATCCAATGGAATTTATCTTTGCATTTTGACCAGCTTCAGCGTATTCATCTAATTTATCTAAAGCTTGTTTAGGCGTTAATTTGCCTTTGAAGATTGCAGGTAATTCCTTTTTACGTTGGCATTTACGTATTTTATCTAAAGGAGCTGTTAATCTAAAAAGTATCTTCTTGGGCTTAGTAAGCGCTATGATTTGCTTTTCTTGTTCTTCTGTCCAATTAGGGTTTGGAATTCCCTTGCCTGTTATTGGATCAACTATGAATCTTTTACACTTTAATGTAGGTTTTGTATTGACTTGAGCTAGGTTTATGTTAGAATCTGTTTTCATTGATTTATTTAGTTTTATTTATGAATTTATAAAGCGGTCCCTGGTAAAGAGTGCATTTGTAAGTTCGGTTAGTAAAATTACAATTCAAATTAAAGGTTTACTCTAAAGGATTTTCGAATTAATGTCGATTCGAAAAGTAAGAAGAAACAAAATAGGCTCACGAAAGTGGGCCGTTAGTTTTTAGTAATCACATATCTAGTAGGAGTCTCACTGCAAACACATGGAGCGTAGCGACATGAAGACTTTAAGCTTGCAGTATATCTTTAGCTATTTTATCCTTAAAAGCTTCTAAATCTTCTACCTTATACAGCCTGTAATTGCTTATAGGGTGTCTGTAAGCCTTCAAAATACCCCTTTTATCCCATTGTATAAGCGTATTACAGCATACACCCAACAGTTTGGCCGCTTCGTTCTTGGTTAAATAACCTTCGTACTTTATCATGTATTCCCTTCTAGTATCATAAAACTTCTTTGACATCTTCCATTAAATCTTTGGCATGAAAGTAATTTCTATTAGTTGGCTTTGGGGCTTTATAGCCACACAACGGGCAATAATCTACAAAAAAAAGTAAATTTTCACTACTGCACCAAAAATACAAGCACCCCGTATCTTCATAGCAATAAACCTCAAATGAATATTTGCTTACATTATCAAGATGCTTTATTGGTGAATAACCCTCAAAGTCGGCCCATTCACCACAAAAATGCTTATACTCTTTGCTGAATTCTTCTAAGTTCATAAAACTTCTTTGCTTCCTGCTTTTTATAATTTTTAACTTATTTGATTTAGGGCAAACAGCAGTTTTGCCTATTTCGCTTTCGCTCAATCTTATTTAAAATAATATAACATAGATTACTTGACATTACTAGTTTTATGTATTAAGATATGTACATGAAGTAGGTAATAGTATAAGTATAGTAACTAGATAGAATGGATACAGACCCATACGGTTATCAATCGTACTTTCTGGGCTGGTAATTATAATCGCGACAATAACCTCTTCTCCTAGCTTGCTGGCTACTAGAACAGGACTACATTGGGCAACTGTTAATAGCGGTTGCCCTTTTTCATGTTTAAATATCAAAACGACTAATAATTATAAAATAAAAATAGTATTGGCTATTAAATCAAACATACAAACTGCATCGTTTTGATACAAAAACAGAAAATTTATTTAGTTTCCTCATCTACATAAATCGGATGCTCATAACACTTTGTAGCTATCCAAATTGTTTTAATATCCTTTTGTTTATTGACACTATCTATAACTCTACAGCATTCCCCACAAAAATAACCCAGTGATTTTTCTATAAACTCCCAATCAGGCGAGTAATAAAAATACTCGTGAGGTGCTATAAACTTAGAACATTTATTGCATACTCTATTTTTTACATATCTAACAACTTCGGGGATTATCTTTCCATGTTTTTTGACCTGCTCTAAACAATAAGGGCATAAGATAAACTTTTCATTGTCTATCTTAAGCTCGAGACATTCGTATATTTCTTTACATCTTTCACACTTACCCAGAATAGCGTCGCGTTGCAACTCCTGTAAGAATTCTTTCTCGGGATTTTCTTTTTTAAACATTCCAAAAAAATCTTTAATACTCATATCTTCCTAAGCTCCAGCACTATAATAGGGTATTTAATCTTATAAATTCGTTCCTTAATGACTTTGGTTTTAACGACCTCAAACATTGTATCAACCAAATATTTGCTGCCACCTGGTTCTCTACCTCGTCCGTCTTGTATCTTCTTTAAACACCCAAGCTTTATTAAATGCGGTATGCACTTAACAACTATGGGGTAACTTAAATGCGTACCTTTCTTTATCTGGTGATAATCAATCGCTACAACGTTCTTGTCTTTTACTTTAAAGAAGTTGGCCTCATTGGCTAAGTGGCAAAAATACTCATAAATTTTTACATGGCTACGGCATATCTTAATTTTCACTTTATCCTTTCTATTATGTATATATCTTAACATTAATACTTTTATATAGCAAGTAATAATTAGTTGACATACAAACTATTTGTGTTAGAATGTTCTTAGTTGAAGAAAGTACTAACCAATAGAAGGATAATGAAATGATAACCACAACAAAAGACCTAAGAGCCATGTATATGCTTTTAGAACCTATGATTCTTAGATTGCAAGAGATGCAACCCGATGAACTCACATTCAGCACAGCAGAAGAGTATAACAATTGCCATGAAGTAAGAGCGTTTACTTTTCTTTTAGCTTCCCAAGCCGCTATATCCCAAATACTTAAAGAGATGATAAAAAACGATCTCAATGAAGAAATCGAAAAGACTAAAGCATTTATTAATAAGTGTGATAAAGAAATATACGGGGAGGCCAAACCATGAACTGCCATATATGCAACGCAGATGCCCAACATTGCATAACAATACAAATCAAGTACAAGAAGTCAACAACAGGGCAAAAGCTTTTTAGAAAGCCGTTTATGATTGTTTTATGCTGTGAGTGTATTAAAAACTTATATAATTCTATAAAGCTAGAGGTTAAATAGTGAATAAACTAAGAAGAATCAATGTCTACAAACTAGAATATTTGGGGGAGTAAGATGAATTACAGAATTGAAATCTATCTTAAAGAGATACTGCAAGAGCTTTTTAATTCTTGGAGCGTTCTTCAAAATACACCTAAGCCAGAAGTTGGGGGCAACTCCCTTCGCTATGGGGCTAATTATAGTTTACAACAATGTTTAAAAGCCGTTCCAATATTTTATGATGCTTATTTTCAGTTTCCAGCTTATGACGCTTCAAGTGAATGCGTTGAAGACTTATCAACTTCTGTCAGAGAAATTTGTAATTCAATTAAAGCTATGCCCAAGACAAAAAGCAAAAAACAAGGTGAATTGAATGTAAAAGAAATGGACAGGCTAGCTGCTTTGTGGAGCAAATACAATGTTTGACCTAGATAAGCTTTATCCCGCAGAACTGGCGACATGTCATTTGTGTCATGAAAGATGCACGGCTAAATACCGAAAGCCAGGCGATTTTGTTGATATGCCACAACCTGATGCAATTTCAGATTACTACCAGGGTATTACCAGAAACTCAAATGAGTATCTACCTCGTGGTTATTCTCTAGTAAAGGATTATTGCGAAACATGTGTTAAAAAATATTATCCGAAATGGATTAATCAAGAGAAACAATCATGATAGTTTTTTTAATCGTAATCATACTAATTTTGTTATTTTTCGGAGAATTAGCCAATGAAAAATCTAAATGAAGCAATAAAGTTTATTAAAGACAAGTTAGATGTTATGGAGCTGGACAATACCAACTGGTATTCTTGCAGTGATCTTGAACATATTCTTGAGTTGTTATTAAAAACCAAACAAGACTTTAGAGATGCCCAACATAAAACTTATAGAATGGAGCGAGGCGATGAACTGTAGAAAGTGCGGTCTAGATACCGAACGAACTCATAAAATTTTAATTGGTGAAACCCTTGTTGAAGTTAATAGTTCTAATCCTAATCGTGTCAGATATCTATGCACTGAATGCTATGATGCTTTAACACCAGAACAACAAGAACATGAACATGACTCAGTCTCTATTCGTATAAACGAAGATGGTACATTCTGGCTGGGATTACATAAACTTGAAGATGTCATTGCTGTGTGTACTCAAGTTACCATTTACGAATCACGTATTAAGGAATTAGAAGAAAACGCCTTAACATATAGCTCGAAAATAATGAAACTGGAAGATGAAGTTGAAGAGTTAACCAAAGAGTTAACCAACAAGATAATAAGAATGGAATGTAAATGATTGAAAGTAAATTGGATGAAATCATCACCACTTTAAACAAAATTAAAAACAATCTACTTGGCACTAGAAGTGAGAATAAAAATTTTTGCTGTAAATGTGATAAAAAAATAACATCTGGTTATATTGCATGGCCTTGTAAATGTGGTTATCAATGTGTTGATTGCGAAAATCACGATAGGGGATATTAATGAATTCAATATTTCTAATCCACCTAGTGGCCACAATTGTAAGCTGTGGTTTTATGGTAATGATGTGGAGATATAACATGAAACTAATAAAAATTAACTATGACTTAATGAAGCATAATCTTGAAATAGAGCGAGGGTTTAATAAGAAAATTGATGATCTATCAGCCCGTATGCCAGGCACAATGTGGATGGATACAAAGACAGGCAAAGTATTTGTTCGCGGCTTAACAGAGAAAGATAAAAATGTTTAAGAAAATACTCTTAATTTCAACCATGATGATAACTTTTCCGTTATTAGCAAATGAAGCTTCAAATAGAAACACCGAAGGTGGATCAAATGTAGATAAGGCCATCGATTTCTTTAAAGCATATATCTATGCACCTAGCAGCAAATTGCTGACCAATAACATCATCGATAAACTAGAGATACCTGAGCTTTTAAGACTCATAGATAATCGTATAGCTATTACCGTAGACAAGATACTAGAACTAAACAAAGAAGCGTTGTCTATTTACAGCAAGGATGCGAACCGTGAGCAGATACGGGTTGTCTATGTAGAAATGTCAGGAATGTATGAATCATTGCGCTCAGTTGATTTTAGAGTGAAATTATTATATCCGGAAGAACATATGCAAAAGTTGTTTACAGTTCTTCAAAAAATATATGCTAAACAATATCAAATAACTTATGACCCTACAGAGGATGCCAAAAGCTTCTGGGGAATATTCAGTAAGGAAAATTAGATGGTAGAACAAGTACAAGAATCAATAGAAGTAAAAGATATAAAGGCTAGACAGGTAATAAATGATCTTACAAAAGAAAATATACAACTTAAGTCCAAAGTTGAATATCTAGCAACTACTTTTGAGAAAATTAATAATGAACTTAAAGATATACTTGTTGAAGAAGCACAATCAAAAGAACAAGATCAACTATTAACCGCTCTAGGGAAATGTCTAGGTGAAATGCATGGCTCAGATGAAGGAGTTGAAAGAACAGGTACTGGAAATAGGGGTAATTGCGCAACTCTTACAGATTTGGCTAATTTCGCCATGCCATTCATCGCAAAATATGGCCTTAGTTTTCGTATGGAACCAATAGAAAAAGGCGACAGCGACTATCTACGTTCTGTTTTGGGGCATTCCTCAGGACAATGGACAAGTTCAACCTGTAAGATAAGACCTGATTATAAAGCAAATACAGATCCCAACCAAGAATATGGCAAGTCTCTTACTTATATGAAAAAATATGTGTTTGGTGCTTATTTCAATCTGCACACAGGCTCAGAAAAGTAACATTGCTTCATTACATACCTCCTTCTGGGGGTACTTTCTCGGGGGTCAGGAGGCTGGCCCCTTTTTTAAAGGATAAAATGGAATACCCAAAAATAAACAGTCTATGGAAAAGGGCAGAAGATCATAACTTTATCGAAGGTGATTACTCATGTCCTGAATTTGCTTCCATCAACAAATGGAGGGTGCAAGAAAAGATAGATGGAACCAACGTTAGGGTCCATATTTATCGATATAGAAAACCTGAAAATAAAACTGAGGCTGCATTAATAAATGCTTTTGAACCTAAAGAAAATATATATTTAGCTAGTAAAATGTTTAACTCTGAATGTTCTATTGAAATTCATGGCAGAACAAATAAAGCTCAATTAAACCAAAAACTAATTGATTTTATTTGGAATAAACATTTTGAAACAAAATTAGATCTTTTTCCAATAAATGGTGAAGTATATTCTACCGTTCTATTCGGTGAAGGTTTCGGTGCAGGAATACAATCAGGGGGTATTTACCGTAACGATATATCCTTCATTTTGTTTGATGTCTATATGGGTGGACGATGGTCAACAAGAGAAGAAGTCAAACATCTAGCAAATTTGCTAGAATTGGAGACGCCACATGATTTTGGTATGATGACTCAAGACGAGATCATTTCGTTCATTAAATCGAAACCTAGAGGTATGTATGGAGCAAATACTATAACAACTCCCAAGAATATATTTATAGCAGCAGCAGGTACCGGAATTATTGTTAAACCATCACCGAATTACATTCTTGAAGGTATAGTTGCAAGAAGTGAACCACTTGTTAGATTTAATAACAACCAAGCCAGTCCAGTAATGTGGAAATTGAAGGTCAAAGATTTTAAAGGGGATTAATGGATATCATTGAAAAATACAATAATCCAACAAAGCATGTTCAAGCGAATTACGGAACAATTCACAGGAACGAGAGCGAATATTTCATTCAAGTTTCCAAAGATCCTGAAAATCCCAACTGGTTAACTATGGGAACATTTCTTGTAGCTTGCTTTAAAGATTCTTTTAGCAATGAAACTTTCATCAAAGATTGTCTAGCAACTTATAATATTTTAACCAACCCTATTGTTGAAGTAATGCAGTGCGATATAGAGGATGCGCTATGAAAAGATTAATACAAGTCATGTTGGGTATATATGTCATTGTCTTTATTATGGCCTGCTTTAGCTTAACCGGCTGTCAAAAATACCATGGGAAATCTAATGATGCGCCGAAAAGAGGCAAGATGGATGTACAGATGAAGGGTAGATATTTCCTTGATGGCCCCATAGATCTAAAAGAGATGAATGATTTCGAAGAGGCTGATCTTGTTGACGATGATCCTGTACCAATTACTGTCTATAAAGTTACATTTTATACATAAAAAAATGGGGTATAACATTAGTGTAAGTTTTAATGCTATACCCCGTCAATAGGAACACCACTTGGTGTGACTATTGTAGGAGAAAAAAGAAGTTTATCTTGCTTCTAACTGTTCTATCCTTTTTCTTAGGCTCTGTATCTCTTTTAGCAAAATAGGAGCTAGAAACTGGTAAGCCAGATTCTGCGGTAATCCATCAGGACCATAAATAACCATCTCAGGCCATATAGGCTCAACTTCTTCTGCTATAAGTCCATACTGCAATGGCTTAGGTAATGTATCTTCTTTAAACTTAAATGTAACCGGTCTTAACTTAGCGATAATATCACTAGTATCAGTCATATCCTTTACATCTTCTTTATATCTAATCGAGGATGTTGACGTCCCTAGCTTGTTGGATGAATTACAATAAACGGCTGCGCCCGACGTTGATGTTTTTCCTGTAATACCTGTTATGTATGCAGCGTTAATATTACCCGTACTCGCTCCGGTTGCATTTCCTATACGAAGTGTATTGTCTTCACCAGCAACACCCGAAACAGTGTAACCAATAATTATATTACTTGATTCTGCTCCAATGTATGAACTTGCCGCGAGTCGCCCAAAAATACAATTATAATTTCCTGTTGTTAAAGATCCTAAACTAGATTGGCCATACGCACTATTATTTCCACCAGTTGTTAGAGCGTATAATGAATTATATCCATAACCTACATTATTTGATGCATTACTTCCGATAGTTCCCGCTATGTCTTGCATACAATTAGTTCCAACACCTGTATTGTATTTAGTGTACAAAGTATTAAATGTAAAATTACCTGCTGTCTCACCAATAAATGTATTTCCAGTACCATAGTTGCTGTATGCATTAGCTATATATACTTTATTAATTTGACCATCGCTAGTTCCAGCGCCATTTCCTATACGAAGCGTGTTAGATTCTCCTGCAACACCAATAAGGTTCGCTCCAATATAAATATTTGAACTTTCTGCTCCAGTGAAATTAGAACCAGATGTAAATCCAATTAAAATATTGTAATTTCCGGTTAACGGTATGTTGCTGGTATATCCTGATTGACTTCCAAAATAAATATTATACGATCCAGTGGTTGTATTATAGCCCGCTATATATCCAAAAGCAGCATTATTAGTTCCAGTCGTAATCAATCCAAGACTTTGTCTACCTGCAGCTATATTTGCGGATCCAGTACTTAAAGAATTTAACGTAAATTGACCTAAGCCTGTATTACCTTCTGCAACTATAGGATTAAGGGTAAAATTACCCGATGAATCTCCAATAAATACATTATTAAGTCCATAAGTATGAAATATAGAACTTCCACCTTGCGTAATCTGTCCTGCTGTACTAGAAGTTATTGGAAGTGATAAATTTCCTGCTGTTGTTGTCCATGTGCCAGTAACTGTAGGTGATGTAACTAGGGAGACAACGGTTGCTCCAGTTGTTGGCGATACAGTAATTTGGTTTGTAGTACCAGAAACAGAAGTTACCGCACTGGCAGGTAGAGCCTGAAAGGACGGTGCCGCTCCAACATTAACCGTAAGCACATATCCAGCATTAGCAACATTATTAACTACATCAACTACGTTTGTAGATGAGGCTACTAGAACATCACCAAGCGCAACAGTATTAGGCAATGTTAATGTAGACCAAGTTGGATTTGCCGTTGTTGCTGCTCGTAAATACTTGCCGGTTGTGCCAACGACCAACGACGTTAAGCTACCGCCAACGTTTCCACACTGGAGAGCATGATTAGTCGTTCCACTAACATTGACCGTTAAAATGCCACCTGATGCAGATGTGGTGATATTATTGCCACCTGCGATTTGAATGGTCGATGCTGCAGTTGTACTTCCGGTATCACCAGTTAATGTTACTATGCCACCACCGCCTCCACCACCTGCTATCTGCCAAGTTGGTGCATTTGATGGGCCATTTGAGGTTAGCACATAACCGATTGTTTGATTAGTTAACCCATATAGCAGATCATTGGTATCTACCAATGTAACAAGAGCATTTGCTTGTGGAGTTGCTGTTGTAGTTCTAATACCACAAATATATGTTTTATTTATATTGCCGAAGCTGGATCCTGTTGCATTGCCAATTTGCAAGGTATTAGACTCGCCTACTGTTCCACCTACAAGTCCTCCAATAAGAATATTATTAGATTCATTGCCGGTATAATTATATCCGCAAGAACTTCCAACTATTGTATTATTGTCACCACCTGTAAGACCCGTTAGATAAGTACCTCCGGTTTGATGTCCAATTAAAGTGTTCCCATTTCCATCAGTCAAAAAATCACCGCTATATGATCCAACGCAAACATTTCCACCAGCATCGCCTGGCGAAGTCCCAACAAGATGCGTAAGGCAGTTAGGCCCTATGCCCACATTTTCGCCTGCATAAGCGCTCATTGTAAAATTACCACCACCACCTATAAATAGATTATTAGTGCCATAGTCAGACCAAACACAATATCCATTTTGTATAATTTGACCCGTTGTTGCTGTTGTAGATGGCATATATATATTAGGCGAAGAGGTTATCTTGTCATCTGATCCAATAGCCACCATCTTGGGAGCAGTTCCCAAGTATCCAACTCCAGATGCTGTGTTATAAATACCACAAATATAAGCAGCATTAAGTTCATATAAATTGGTACCTGTTTGTGATCCTATGTAGAGTGTATTGCTTGTATTTGCTGGTAAAGGGAATGTGTCTACTGTATGTCCTGCATTTAAAAAAATGTTATAACTACCTGTCGTTATTACATTTCCAGCATTTACACCAAGAAAAATACAATCCAAAGAAGTTGTTATTGCTGAACCCGCATTTGCACCAACACAAACGCATCCTGTAGAACTTATGGAATTACCCATTGAACCATGACCAATTGCTATGTTGTCATGACCCGCAGAAGTTATATTAGTTAAAGCACTAAGGCCAATGCCAACATTTCCTGTTGATCCCACTCCTAGACTAGGATTAGGACCTGCTTGATATCCAAGATACGTTGAAGCTGTACCCCAAGCATGCATAAATCTATCTGTAATGTAATCAGTTGTTCCTAGGGCGTATATACCGGTTGTTCCAGCCGCATTAGTCATAGGTTGTAATATAGAAGTATCTAGATTGACTGTAATTATATGTGGCACTGAACCATCGGTGTTTATATTAGCACCACCATGAACGGTGATTCCATTTGTTGTTAGATCCGGAGTAACTATATTGCCATTATCATCTATTAAGTTGGTTATGGCATTACCACCTGTGCCGGTAAATATCTTTAGCCATGTAGCGATCATGTTAGCCTTCGAGGCTAGATACCACAAAGACCAAGTATTTGGACTGGTGCCATAATCTACATACCATAAATGCCCAGGATCAAACATTATGTAATCATTTTGTGTGGGATCAACACGATGCCACGTCATATCTGGGGGGTTTTTGGCATTAACCCCCAAAGCTCTAAGGCCTGAATCATTAAAAGGCATATTAGTTTCTCCTTTTAAGTTCTTCTATCTCTTTTCTAAGAGCTTGTATCTCTTTAAGCAAAATAGGTGCTAAGAACTGATAGTACAACGTAGAGATGTTACCGTCTTTATCATAAGCAACCATTTCAGGCCATACTTGTTCAACTTCTTCAGCTATTAGGCCGTAATTGAGCTGTGCTGATTGTTTCTCGTCTTTGTAATGGAATGTTACAGGTCGTAATTTATCGATCACCTGAGACATATCCGGCATGTCTGTGATGTCTTTTTTGTATTTAGCTGATGATACTGCTATGCCAAGTTGGTCAGTTGCACTAATAAGAACGGGTGTGCCTGTAACTGTTATGCCATAGATACCACAAATATATGCACTATTAAGTTCAGCATTTCCAGTTCCCGTTGCTTGTCCTATACGAAGCACATTTGATTCAGCATTTACGCCTGGAGATTGGATTAATACGTTATTATTTTCTGTTCCTGAATATGCTCCTCCAGCACCTTGCCAATAAGGTGTAGTATAACTTCCACCAATTAAAGTATTCTGATCTCCGCATCCGTTTAAACCACATTGGTAACCAAAAAGTACGTTATTACTTCCAAGGCATTGATATCCAGCCCACATTCCGAAGGCACTATTCCCTGATCCAGTACTTAGTTCATTCATAGCTCTGTCACCAACAACAGTATTCCTAGATCCCGAACTTAAACTTCCTAAAACTCCTGGATGTGAGTCATCCTCTAATCCACCAATTCCCGTGTTTTCCGTACCTGTTACACTTGCATTTCCAGATTTATATCCAAGAAATAAATTTGAGGATTGCGTAGTATTACCAGATCCATGTAAATATGGAACACCATTCATAGTGATTTGACCAACAGATGATGTACCAAATGGCAATGTTAAATTTCCATTAGATATGACTACATTACCACTTGTTGCCGTTATTGCTCCATTAGTTGCTGTTAGACTAGTATCTGATGTCAGCGAAGCTGTAGCATTATTTATCGAATTTATTTTAGCCATGTTATCTCCTTAAAAGATGGTTATGTTGCCTTGACTAGATACCACTTGCCATTCTGCATTTGCAACCACACATCTGATCTTTATGCAGTCATACCTGTTTGTGGCTTCAAGATAACCTGTTGC